GTTCACGAGGAGCCCGTGGTCGTTCACGAGGAGCCCGTGGTCGTTCACGAGGAGCCAGTGGTCGTTCCCGAGCTTCCGAAGAGGAAGGCTCCGAAAAGGAAGAAGGCGAAGGGCGTGTAGGTGACTTGGTCTTACACAGACCCTTCTGCGAGTGACAAGGACGCCGTGCGTTTCCTCGTCGGGGATACCAGTTCTGCGGACCCGCAGGTCACCGACGAGGAAATTGACTGGTCTCTCACACAGCATTCGAAGATTCGGTATGCCGCCGCATTGGTGTGCAGGGCGCTGGCGGCGAAATATTCGAAGTGCGCGGTGAGCGTGAGCATCGGAGATATTTCGACGAGCAATGCGGCAGCGGTGGCGAAGGAATACGCCGAGCGGGCGAAGGAGCTTGATCCCAGCGGAATCACGAAGGGGACGGCGATTGTGTTGCCGAAGTTTGGTGGCCTCAGCATTTCCGAGAAGGAGACGTTGGCCGGGGACACTGACGCCGTACAGCCCAGCTTCTCACGAGGGATGGACGACTACCCCGGAGGTCCGGGCGACGGTGTGAAGACCGGCGAGGATGAAGAAGACTGGACGGGGTGAGATGGGAATTCGTGATCCGGCTACTGGTCGATTTCTAAAGAAGGGCGAGCTACCTGGAGACAGCGGAGTAATTGTCAAAGATAGGGGTTGGAAAAAAATTGTAGCCGCTCTGCTAAAGCCTCCACGTGTCGCGAAGGTGGGTGTTCAGGGCGACGAGGCGATGGCGACGTACGAGGAGGGCTGGTCGAACGTGACGAACGCTGCCGTACATGAGTTCGGGACTATCGACGGTAGGGTTCCTGAGCGTTCGTTTTTGCGCTCGACGTTCGACGAGAATTTGCAACGGTACGAGAGTCAGTCGGCCAAGAGCGCGAAGGCAATTTTGGGAGGAGAGGCGCAGACCGACGGCGAACTCCTGCTACTCGGAGAGAGCTACCGTGCGGACATTTTGCGAAAAATCAAAGGGGGGATCCAACCAGGGCTTGCCGAGAGCACGAAAGCAGGAAAGTCGAGCCTAGGTAAACCGAGAGCCGACTATGGCGACGTTCCCTTGAAAGTGACCGGCCAGTTTTGGAAATCGATCGGTGTCCAGGTAGTGAACGCCGGCGAGGTTGAGAGGTGACGATTCTCGACCAGTGCATCGCGCGGGCGTTCGCGTGTCTACCTCGAGATGGGATTCGGTCGGCGGTTGTGATCAAACGCCCTCGAGCCGGGACTTACGACCAGCACGGACGCTGGCAAGAGCAACAGAAAGACGAGCTGACCGTTACCGCTTCGGTACAGCCCGCGTCGGCGAAGGATTTGGAGGACGTGGACGAGGGGAGGCGAACGAAGGAGAACATCAAGGTCTACACCCAGACCCTTCTCAAGACGGCGAGCGTGTCAGACATTCGGCAGCCCGACATCATCGAGTGGGAGGGTATCGAGTACGAAGTCCACTCCGTAACGAATTGGGGAGAGGTCGGAGGTTACTACAAAGCGTTGGCGTCGAAGGTGGGGCAATGACCGCAGTCGAACATCCGATCGATATGGAAGTCGTTGAGAATGCGATTCATCGTTGGTTCGCCGAGGCAACGGGGCTGGAGACGGTATGGCGGCATCAGAGCGCGCCGCAGCCCGCTTACCCTTTTGGTTCTTTGAAAATCATGACGGGACCGAACGCAATCCCCGCAGAGTTCGAGTTGCGGACGGAGACGGATGTCAACCGGCCGCAGGGTTACGAGATCGAGATGACGGTGTGTGCGCCGTGCTTGCTGACGGTTTCATGTCAAGCATATGTGGAAGGTGAAGACGTGAGCAAGCCCGACGGGGACGCGAGGAGTTATCTCAACAAGGCGCGGGCGGCGTTGTTCTTGCCGTCACAGCAATCCTTGTTCAAGGCTGCAGAACTTTCGGTGACGAGGTCAAACCCGGTCAACGACATCTCGGCGCTTACGAACGAGCGTTTTGTGTCCCGGGCCGGGATGGATGTTGAATTCAACTGCGCGATGAACCTGAGCGAGTTTGCGGGGTACATCAAGAAGGTAGCGGTCGAGTCGACCGCTCTTGGCGTCGACGAGATAATCGGCGACGTGTAGGAGGAAAAGCCCATGTCGGTTTTGAACGATGTAGCAACCATCACGATTACGACGGGAACGAAGACGCCGACTCGGGCGGGCTTTGGGTATCCGCTCATTGCGGGATACACGACAGCGTTTCCCGAGCGTGTGAGGTCGTACACGAGCTTGTCCGCGATGGTCACGGACGGCTTCGCGACAACGGACCTCATCTACAAGGCAGCGCAAGCGGTGTTCGCGCAAGACCCAAGCCCAACGAAGTTGTACGTCGGCAGGTGCGCCAACACGCAGGCACCTTCGATGCGCATCTATCCTCACTCGTCACCGTTGGCGAGCACGGTGTACAAGCTCTATCTCAACGGGCAGCAGAGGTACTTCACGACCGACGTTTCGCCGACCGTTGCGGAGATCACGGCGGGGTTGACAGCGGCATTGGACCCGGCGGCGTGGGCGGGGTTGACCGCTTACACCGTGGGCGAGTACGTCAAGAACGACACCGGCCCGGTGAAGGTGTATCGGTGCACCACGGCGGGAACCTCGGCGGCGGCGGGTGGGCCGACGGGCACGGGAGCGGCCATTACCGACGGCACTTGCGTTTGGGCTTACGTTGGCCCGGACTTTGCGAACCTCACGGCGACCGACAACACGACCTATGTGGGGCTGGCGGGCGCGAGCGCCGCGGACCAGTTCCGGCTTTATGCCGAGTTCTTCAACTATCTCGGCATCCGGGACGTGACGGCGGACGGCTCGCCAAATGGAATCGCGGCCGACCTCTCCGCGATCCAAATCGAGAACGACGAATGGTACGGGGTCGTTCTCACGAACCAGGGGAGCGCAGTCATCGCGGCGGCGGCGGCGTGGGTCGAGACGCAGACCAAGATTCTTTTCGCGACCACCCCGGACAGCGACGTCATCGAGAGCGGGTCGAGCGACGTGGCCAGCACCTTGAGCGCGGCGAGCTACGGCAGGACGGCGCTCATGTGGCATCCGAGGAACGACCAGTTCGCCGGGGCCGCGTGGGCGGGTGTCGGCTTGCCGCAAGACCCGGGCTCCATTACCTGGAAGTACAAGACCCTCGCTGGCGTGACCTACTCCGAGCTGAGTAGCACGCAGCTCGGCTACCTGCGGGCGAAGTACTGCAACTTCTACAACCGCCTCGCGGGGATCTCCATCACACAGGACGGCAAGGTCTGCGACAACGAGTGGATTGACGTCGTGAGAGGCATCGATTGGACGAAGGTCCGGATGCAAGAAAACGTCTTCTCGGTGCTCGCGAACGCGAAGAAGATTCCGTACACCGACAAGGGCGCGGCGACGATTCAGGCGACCATCAAGGCAGTGCTCATGGAAGGTGTTGGCAACGACCTCTACGCGGCCGACCCCGAGCCTTCTGTGACGGTGCCCAAGGTGGCAGACGTGAGCGCGGCGGATAAGGCGAGCCGCTTGCTGCCGGATGTTGAGTTTACTGCGACCCTCGCGGGCGCAATTCATACCGTCGCCGTCTCCGGCGTCGTGTCGGTCTGAAGGAGGTAGCAGATGACCGTCAACAACAGGCTCTTCACCTATGCCCCTGACGAGGTGATTTTGGTCTTTGGCCCGGTGATTCTCGGAGGGTTCGCGGAAGGCACCTTCGTCAATTGGGAGTACAACGAAGACTTTTTCAACCTCATCGTGGGCGTCGATGGGGAATCGGCGAGAGGGAAGTCGAACAACAATTCGTGTCGCGTGACGGCGACGTTGATGCAGACCAGCGCGGCGAACGATTTGCTCACCGCAATCATGGCGCTTGACATCCTCTCGCCGAACGGCGACGGGATCAATCCGTTGTTGCTCAAGGACAACAACGGCAGGACGTTGCAGACCGCCGAGAGTGCGTGGATAGTCAAGCCCCCGGCGACCAGTTTCAACCGTTCACCGGATGCGAATCGTGAGTGGGTGTTCGAGTCGAACCACGGTATCCCGTACATCGGAGGTAACTAGTGTCACAGGCGCAGCCGCACAAGACGACGATAGGCGAATTCGGGTACGTGATGCACATGCTTCCGCCGATGCGGTCACATCGCCTTTTTTTGAAGGTCATCAAGATGGTCGGGCCGGCGCTGGGGCCGGTCTTCGACACGTTCTTCTCGGCTACCAAGAGCAAGGGCGGGCTAGACCAGGAGGTTCCGGCCGAGTTCTTTTCGCGAGCGGCGGCGGCGTTGTTCGGCGATCTTGACGAGAAAGTGGTGGAGGCTGTCATCGAGGCTTTCAAGGAAGTGACGGTGGTCGATGGTCGCGGGAAGCTCGACGGAGGGCAGTTCGATATTCATTTTCTCGGCAAGCTCGACGAGATGTATTGCTGGCTCGCGTGGGGAATGCAGGTGCAGTGGGGAAAATCGGTAGGCGCCTTGCTCAAAAGAGCGACGGAGCGAGGCGCCGCAGCGGTAGCGGGGTTGGAGTCCCCGTCCCCGAGCATTTAGATTGGCTGGTTTGGAGGTTGGTGGTTGAGCGTGTTGCGACGTTGGAAGAAGTCGAGACGTACTATGATCTGATTGACGTGTTCGACGCGAACGCCGCGCTTGACTTGAGGGAAGAGGCAGAAAGAAAGGCGTGGGAGAGCAGTGGTCGTTCGTGAGCTAGTAGCTACCCTCGGAATCAAATCCGATCAAGCGGGCATCAAGAAAGCCGAGGCGGGCATGGCGGGGCTGGTGAGTGCCGCGAAGATGGCGGCGGCTGCTTTCGCTTCGGCGTTTGTAGTGAAGTGGGCGAAGGACGCGGTACAAGAGATTGCGAACGTCGGCGATCGTTTCGACAAGTTGGCGAAGCGGACGGGGTTTCTCGCGAAGGATTTGCAGGGGTTAGAGCACGCGGCGGAGCTCTCGGGAGCTTCGTTGGGGAGCATCGAGACGGCGTTGCGTCGGTTGCAGGCTTCGCAGGTGGAAGCAGGCGAGGGGCTGAAGACGTACACGCGAGAGTTCGACCGGCTCGGTATCAACATCAAAGATTCCCAAGGCAATTTCAAGGACACAACGGAACTGTTCTTTGAGGTTGCAGACGGGATGAAGGGGATG